AAATGGTTAACTTGGGAAGACGTCCAAGGAGACAATGCACGTAGAGTGCATGATAATGGTTTTGTTGTACTTGTTGATCACATGGGTAGCGATGCAGATATTGCTGAAGCCGCTCGCATCAGCTACGGGCAAGGTACAAAAACAATCAATGATGATCGCAATCTGATACGCTATCTAATGCGTCATCAGCACACTACACCGTTTGAGATGTGTGAAGTCAAGTTCATGATCAAGATGCCTATCTTTATCATGCGTCAACTGGTAAGACATCGCACTGCCAGCATCAACGAATACTCTGGTCGCTACAGTGAAATGAGTGATGAGTTCTATGTACCAGATACAGAGTATCTTGCACCGCAAAGCCAAACCAACCGCCAAGGCCGAGACGGCGATATGGACATCGGTACCAAGGTGCGTGTGCTTGCACGTATGGAACATGTGAACAAGATTTCGTACGATGCGTACCAGGGCCAATTGGAAGATAATCTCAGCAGAGAACTTGCACGTATCACTCTACCACTAAACAACTACACAATCATCTACTGGAAGGCCAATCTCAAGAACTTCCTGCACATGATTCGTCTACGTGCAGACAGCCATGCACAGCAAGAGATACAGGATTTTGCCAATGCAATGTATGAGCTGGCCAGGCCGTTATTTCCTTTGGCATGTGAAGCATGGGAAGATTATCAGCAAGACGGCATGTATCTTAGCCGGCAAGAAAGAGCTTTGTTAAATCGCATCATTGATAAAAATCGCTGGTTTGATTACACATCAGATATGAGAACCGATAAAGGCATCAGAGAACAACATGGAATCAGCCAACGAGAGCTCGACGAATTCCGCACTAAATTTGGGCTCGGAACTCCTTAAACAATCAGGCTACGCACAACGTAGCGACAAATGGGATGACTATATTGCTCATACCATGGATGTTTGGTTTCGATGGGACAGTGACATTGAAGCTAGTTTTGCATGGTACGTGACACCCTGGCATCTAAATGGCGCCAGGGTTTTACATGGTGGTGCCACTGTGACATTCCTGGACCATTGTATGGGTGCGCTGTGTTATAACATGACTGGTGGCAAATTTGCTCATACCCTTCAGCTCAGCACACAATTCCTCCGGCCGGTACGTGCCAATAGATGGGTAATGTGCACAGCTACACTTGNGTCAGGTTCTAAACAAGTTAATCAATTAGAAGCTGTGGCTTGGGTACAAGACATGTCTAGATGGCCCAGCATTGGTAATATTGTTGCCAAGGCACATGGCACATTTGTTAATCCAGACAGGCGCATCAAACCTTAGAGTGTATTTCGTTGCAGGTGATGGAATTGTCATTGTTATACGAAGTCAAGTCTGCAACAAAGTTTAATACAGTTGGATCATTGGCCCATCGAGAATAAATTTCTTCGTTGGGCCAAACATGTATGTGTCGTAGCGTATCGCCTTCTCTTATCTTGTGCTCATATGACCATTTGGTCCTGTACATTTTTTGTTGGTAAGCTTCAAATGCACCATCTTCAAAAAACTGTGTGTCTGGATTCTTGCGATAAGTTTTCTTAACTAGATACATGCATACTCCTATAGTTTATGATCACGGTTAAATAACGCTATGTATAACTTTCCAGTTGCCAACCTCGATATAGATCTCCACAAGATATACAGTCTTTGGAAAGACAAGTATCAAGCCGAACATCTAAAAAGACCGCAAAAAAATACTGTTAGCATTGAACGCAATGATCTAGCAGTATTTAATACTGAGTCGTGGATAGCCGGTAGAGGATTAAACCCAGTGTCAGCATTTTTTGGTGTGACACCTGCTGGCAGTAGCATGACTCCTCACAAGGATCCAAGCAGTGATCCAGACATCATCAAAAGAGGATTCACTTGTCACCCATGGGCTCTTAATATTCCACTGACCTGTGAACTAGGCAGCAGGATGACTTGGTATCGTGTTAAGCCTGGACATGTGACACGCATCGAAGGTGAAGGGCACAGTCCTTACAATAATGTGCGAGTGCCAATGGCAACCTTTAATGATTTGGTTGAAGTTGCCAGCGTCTGTTTAGATCGTCCCATGCTTGTTAGCACAAGTGAATGGCATGCTGTGATCAACAACAATGATACTACCAGACTTATATTCAGCATGAGATTTGATCCCATAATGTCTTTGCCCGAAGCGGCAAGGATTTTTAGTTCTTCAACTGCGATTTGATATACTCGTCTGCTTGCTTGAAATTGGCAGGCGACTTGTAGGGTCGCTTGACAAACGAGGAAGCAACACACCATCTATCCACTGGCATGTTTAATTGAACCGTGACTTTGTCTGGCCAGCTTAGTTCCATCTTTCCTTTTGAATACCACTCCACACCCAGTATCGCGGCTTTCTTTTTCCACTTGTNTTTGAGTACTCTGTATTTCTTTACAGATGCAATGTACCAATCCAACTGTGCTTGTGTAATTTCATATTCATCATCGTCAGCAAATGGTTGTCTCGCCATGCGTACCAATTGAAATATTGAATCAAAACTTTTTTCAATGAACACAAGGCGTGCGGATCTAAAAAATTGTTCTTCTATTGCATCTTGTTTTTGTTCAAGGCTGGCATGAACTGGTTCAGCATAGTAGCGAATGTATGCAGACCTGTTGTTGGTAAAGAGAGAGTTTGCAAACTCTATACGCTTGTCAAAGGCATCCTCAACTACATCTGTTTTCATTGCTATAGATACATCGCCTTCAACAAAATACGGCTGTTCATATTTTACCACAGTGTCGGGCACAGACAACTCCCCGGTCCAGCCTGTGTCGTTGATACCTCTGACATTCAATAACAAGTCGTGGAATCCAGCATAGTTTGGATCTCGCATTGAGCGTCTATGCCAATATAAAAAGATATCGTATGAGGTCGTGCCTGGAACTTCAACAAAGATAATTGGTCGCTGCCATTTCATATCAATGGAGGCGTTGTCGTTTGCTCGTGTGCTTGTAAAAGCATTGGGAATAAGATGTCTCATGTTCAACCGTTGTGATGTTTGTATGTGTTGAAAAGTTTATCCCATACTGGAATAAACAATCCATAATTTCTGCGTTGATTACGATGATGTACCAGGTGCCAGCGGCCGCTGGTAATAAAAGGATACCAGTCAAATTTGGGATTATGCTCAATTACTTCTTGCAACAGTGCCGCCCAAAAATAATAAAAGATGATCACCCACCAATGCCCGGTAACAGCAGAAAATATGATAGTTGGTATAACTTCGGTTATCCATAGATCCACAGTGCTCTTCCATGTGTCATTGTAGAGGAAAAGGTTGTTCCAATGCCACTTGGTGCCTCCGTTCCTGTTGATATACAGGTGGTGGTCTTGATGGAACTTGTTAGCAAATGGTATTTTATGCGCAAGTCGATGTATCCAGTACAGACAAAAAGTCCATGCTAGAAATACCAACGGATACTCAATAACTTCAATCAATTCCATGCGTTGAAACTCCTACGATAAATACTAGTATAATGAGGTACAACAAATGATGATGCTGTTACGAAAATGGAACGGAAAATTTCCTTCCATTGACTCCGCCAAAACAGATGTTTGGTTTGGCGAAACATCATCTTCTCTTCGTACATGGATACTTAGCTACTCTGCGCTGACCTGGGGTTGCGCAAATTCAACAGGGTACCTAGGGCATTGTGAAATCTACAATGGCACTGCAACATACCAATGGCGCTGTTGGACATCACCAGACATGCTTAAAATAGCATATCATAAAAATGCTGATCGATTCAAGGCCGAAAAAGCTGCCATTGATGCTGTTACAAAAGAACTAAATCTTGAGATCCACGATCATATCTTTGACATAGAAATCAGCAAAGATCCAGCGGGTATGTTTGCTGGGGAATTGGAAAGTTTGATTGAGCTGTATCATCCAGAACTGATAAAAGGAAACAATACATGAGCCAAAAAGATTACAAAAATTTCAAGCTCCTGCTGTCAGACCAAGGTATGCCATTGGCAACTGAATGGTTGTGTAGCAAAAGTGTTGATGCTAACATGGCTTGGTCGCAGAATCAAAGTAGACAACGCATGACCGAGGCATTAAAGCACACGGAAAATATACACCTTAGATACATCAAGCCGCCTGGCGGATATGATACTCGTAAGGCCAATGACATATTAGAAGTCTTTGACAACGACATGTTATTGCAAATGAAAGCACTTAGAGCTGTATACGACCGAGTCATGGGTATTTCAAAACATCTTGGATGTAAAGATGTTGGTCGTATATTTCTTAGTAATCTACTAGCCGAATGCGAAGTAGCACGTCATACTGATGAAGGAGATTACTTCAGCAAGTATGGACGCTATCATCTTGTTCTTGCCACTAATCCTGATGCTGCCTGTGAGGTAGATGGAGAAGAATGTTTTATGCCGGTAGGAACAGTATGGTGGTTAGAAAATGGTCTTCCTCACTCTTTCTGGAATCGCGGTAAGACCAATAGAATTCATGTTATATGGGATGCACTATAATGACAACACTTGAAAAAATTAAGAACATAGTAGCAGAATACTGCGACACTCAGCCAGAGAAAATAAACGACAACGCAAATTTTGTTGACGACCTAGGACTTGACAGTCTTGATTCTATTGAACTGGTAATGAAAGTTGAAGAAGAGTTTGGAGTTGAAGTTGATGATGAATCAATGTCCCACGTCAAGACTGTTGAACAACTAGCTGATGTGATTGACAAGCGGAAAAAGAAAGACTAACATGAATAATATCAAAGGACAGCCGTGGTTTGACTTGGAGCCATTTGTTGACATAGATAAATTGGCCGAACAAAAACACAAGATTGCAGCCGCACTGGCTGCAAGCCACCCATTTAGATATCCTAGCATAGTCGGTGCACAAGATAACTTGTATGATCAATCACTGGTTGAGTTAGGAGACTTTGCAAAGAAACTTATTGAAGATGAAAACTACGAACATCGCAACATGCTAAAGTTACTTGGGTCTGCTCCTAAGATACAGTTGTTCTGCAAATACATGTATGATGTTGTTGCATTGAATGAAGCAATACATCTACGCACGGTGCGCGGTGGAGATTACTTCAACAAGCATAAAGCCGCACACTGTGTTGATACTCCTGCTTTCAAATTTTTCAACTTCCTAAAGATATGGTTAGAAGAACAAAATATATTCAGTGAGTACGGGCGTGTTGTATTCTTTGTCAACGAACCTGGGGTATCTAGCATTAGACATCGTGATTATCCTGACGGTGTAAGTCGCAAAGATCAGTTCATTTGGTTGAGCCTAGACGGTCGTAAGAATTTTTGGATCTGGGACGACGATGAAAAAGTGCAACACAATGTCACTAGCCGTGTTGCGTTATTTGACAATGCCAATTGGCATGGCAGCGACCCATGCCAGTTTACCGGCTGGAGCCTACGTATAGATGGAGTATTTTCTCCAGAGTTTCTGAACAAGACTGGATTGGGGGATGTCTATAATGTCTGATAGTTATGAACAAGAAGTTGTAAAGCTGGCAAAAGTTGTAACACCACGTGTGGATCCAAGAACACAAGCGTCTGACATATTTGATGACTGGGGTTCAGTGTTTGAAGGTCCACACAATTGGCTTGATAATGTTAAACCTGGTGCACTGATTAAAATGTTGTACGAGCGTAAGATACTTGTATTCAAAAAAATCAAACTTGATCCTTTTATGTTTTGGCGACTGTCGAGACGATTTGGTATTCCATGGAAAGCCGATCAGTATGGCTACAGCAAGGAAAAATGTATTCCATTGGTTATGCCGGATGGTCGTACTGAGTACATGAGTTCTATCAGCAACAAGATCAGCGCAAGGCTGGGTGATAGAGAAATGCCATGGCATGCAGACATTCCTAATGCTGTTAGCTATGCATTTCCACACAGATCAATCTACATGCGTAGTTGTCCTAATCCCCAGGCTGGTTTTACTGTTTGGCTCAACACGCCCAAGGCATTCAAAGGTGTAAGCGATGACCTAAAGTGTCGTTGGGGGATGACTCGTATTGTTCAACAAAGCTGGTATGAACCCGGAAAAGATCTGCAAGAATTTCCCAGCATGACCAAGCACATAATCACAGGCGAATATTGTCCGCGTGTTAATTACTACGTAGACGAAACTCAAAATGAAGGATGGATTGTTGATACTAAAATTGGTGGTAAATCGCAAGGCACTGGTATTGTGGCAGAAATGCTCGAGGAAATGTCCAAACAACCTGACTGTGTGTATGAACACCGCTGGGACGAAACTGATCTAGTCATATACGACAACTTTCCGTTTGTGCATCGTCGAACTGCATGTGAGCTCGACGATGGGCAAGAAAGACTAATGTGGCGTATGAATATTGATCACGATCCAGCTGCCAGGAAGCTCTTTGAAGCAGTAAAGATTCCTGTTGTTTCATCCAAGTAGATGAAATCGTGCATGTTGGCATAACGAGTAAGACTGGGTATTGACGGATACTTGGTCTTATACTTGAAGTACTCAAAGTCCCCGTTACATTCCAAGATCAACTTCTTGGCTGGTAGCTTGTAGCTGTACCAGTCTGTTAGTACTTTGTCTTCGTCAGTGTACAATGCCCATAGCTGGAATTCTTTGGTTTCAAAGAAGTGCAACACACGCTGAGCCATGGCATTAACCAGTTCCGGGGTTGGTGCATGACTTACCAGGCGGAACTTGACTGCCTGCCACTTGGTAGCAAAGTTCAACCACCAGAAACAATCATGATTAGATATCATTTTTCTAGGTGCCTGATCCAATAACACTTTGATCATTTCGTGACAGTTCACGATTTGTGCAGGGTCTTTGATCTTGGCCAACAGCCAAGGAAGTCCTTGGATTTCAAATCGATCATGTATTACTGAAAAGTCTCCAATATGATCCATGTAGCTTTTGAGTGTCAAGCTACCAAAGATGTTGTCAGCAAATTCACCTGTAACACATACATAACGATCGTCTTGGATCAGAGTATGAAACTCACTGGCGTTGATCAGTCTGTCAGCAAAGCCAGGTATGATATACTTTTCAAAAAATGTAGGATTTTCTCTTACAGAATCTTCATTGAATGCCAAGTGTACATGTTCTGCATGCTTGATCCAATCTGGATGCATCAGTGCAAGACAAACAATCAATGTAGAGTCAATGCCGCCGGAGTAAAAGATAACAATATCTTTGCCTGCTTGAATTTGATCCACAATGCCTTGCCACCTGTCTTCGCATATTTCTCTGAAGCTACGTGGCTTTGCTTTTTCTGGTATACGNTCCAGCACAAGACAATCCACTGGTGGNATATCAATTGCACCAGTGCGATCAATCAAGCTGATTGATCCATTGAACATGCTACAGAAAGCGGCTTCTTTGGCATACTTCTGCTTGATCTCAGGTATACTGAACAACGCTTGAGGAGTGTAATAAACAAGTTTCTGGGTCATAGTAACATATTGGTAAAGAGGTCTTTGTCAATTGCGCCGTGGACCTTTTCCAATTCCTCTAGTGTCTTGGCTCGCTTGATAGCGGTCATGTGTCGAATCCTTAGTCGTTCTAGCTTACGGATATGCGTCATTGCATTTTCGTGTTTTACTTTTATCAGCCTGGCTGCATGCTGAATCTTCATACCAGTTTCAGATGCATAGTCTGCCACAAGCCCATCAACAACGTATGCTGAATCTTGATTTGGGTTCAGTATTTCCAGTGCTTCTTGATATTTGCGTTCGTAAACCAAATCAAGTTCCGGCATGAGGCTTTTGGCTTTGTGCCAACCATGTTCTATGCGACCTCTGAAGAGATTGAATAGTTTGTGCTTGTACAAGATTAATTTACTAAGTTGACGAGTTTCGTTNTTGCGTTCAATTTTCTCTAGGTATACAGCACGATGTCCATTGTAGCGAATACGAAAATCAAATTGTCCTGCACGTAGCCATTCTATTTCTTCGTCTTTGAGAGCAAAAATTTTAGGAATCACATTGAAGTATGGTTCAGTGAGCCATTGCAGTTCTTCCATGTCCTCGCAGGCATATACTACTTCGTTTTCAATATTGGCAGCAACACAAAGCCAGGCCATTATACAATCTCCACCGGATGCGTGTTCTTTCCTTTGATACCGTTGTACCAACCACCCCATAGGCGTTTGACTTCACTCCATGGCGCAATCAATGGCACCAAAAGAAGGCAAGGATCAAACTCCCACCACTTGCCTGAAACTGTCGTGCCAAAATCAAATGCACGAGGTGAGCGATGATGGTTGTTGTGCCAACCTTGACCCCAGCCCATGTATCCTACTACAGGAACATTGGTACTTTGATCTTTTGTGTTGTAAAATCTATAGCCCATTTTAGGCATGTGACAAAGACTATTAACAAAGCTGTCAGTGTGCAAGTCCCACATGGCAGGAATAGCAAATCCCCAGAAGAACAGCATGGGATCTATCATGAATAGTACCAGAGCTGTGCCCCAGATGATCTTGTTGTAATGCTTGTGATGCCACACCAAACTCTTGTCGCGTAGATATTCTGCACCGTATTTCAAATTGATAGTGTCGTGCTTGACGGTCCACATCCATCCCTGGTAGGCATGCCAGAATCCATCAACAGGACTGTGTACATCTCTTTCTTGATCTGAATGCGCATGATGATAACCCCTATGCAATGCCGCCCACCAAATGGCGCTGCCTTGGCAAGCACAAACCATTATCCAGTGCATGACTGGTTTCATCCAAGGTCTTACTTCAATTGCTTTATGACTTATCCATCTGTGCAAGCCCACAGCTGAACCAAGGCCGCCACACACGATCCAGCCTACAAAAAAGTAAGCTAGATAATGCCATTGCCAGTCAGAAAAGCCCAGATAGAATCCAAGCAATGCCAGTAACTGGAAAGGAATTAGTACAGCAAAAATATAAGGAACCTGGTTGGTTGCTTTATATGTTGCGATGTTATCATCTATGAACTGTTTTATTTTTGTCATTCTTCGTCTGGCTCCATTCGTTCTCTACGTTTTACATACCTCCGCAGATTAACGTCAAAATTGTGTATAGCATATCCTAGCATACTATGGTAAACCGGCCAAGGACTGCGTGTGCCTGCCGGACAGCAAAAATATAAGGAACCTGGTTGGTTGCTTTATATGTTGCGATGTTATCATCTATGAACTGTTTTATTTTTGTCATTCTTCGTCTGGCTCCATGCGTTCTCTACGTTTTACATACCTCCGCAGATTTACGTCAAAATTGTGTATTGCATAACCTAGCATACTGTGATACACTGGCCAAGGACTACGAGTTCCGGCCGGAACAGTACACTCTACCCATGTTATATATCTCTCGCGCAGGAATCGCATAATTTTACGATAGCTTTCTTCGCGACCGCCAGGGCTGGAAACATACCATTCGTTGATGCCAATGCTTTCGTGATAGTCGCACAGTGCCATGATCATGTCGCGGAAATTACGTACCATTGCCATGTTCTTTTGATTGCTCAATACAAAACTTAGCAACCATACAGGTTGGTACTGCATGCGACGAATACCAGCCACCATGATCAAATTTCCGTCTGCGTCATATACTCCCAGCGTTTTACGCCATTCATGTCCACCAATATCTTCTGGAACCAAGAACAATTCAAACATACGAGAATCAGGCTGTAGTGCTACAGGGTAAGTGTCTTTGGGATTGGCATAGGTTGCCTGTGCCAGTGCTTTGATGTCATCTAGGCTAGACATATCTAGCCATTTCATATTGTCTTGCATACGCTCACCTTGCCTTGTTTCATGTTCTTTATCAATTCATGTGCACCAAACTCGTATATCCTGGGTTCAGTTGCAAATAATAGATTGGCGCATTGATGTTCTACATCTGTCCATATGTGGAATAGTTTTTCTACTCCTGTGCGCTTGGGCCTTGGCTTAAATGGATAACGAGTCAGTGACCCATAAATTTCATTCTTGCTAGAGGTCCATCCCATCTTGCCTGGAATCTGATCTGTTATCAATCTGTTGACCACATAGCCCTCAAGGAAAGACAGCATGGTCTCTGGATTGTATGTATAGAAGTTGTTATACGCTGGTATACCAGTTTTTGCAACAAACCTGCGCCATACGCCGTCCTGATCTTCTTTCTTCAAGAACACCCAATGCATACGATGTTCGCCTGTCTTCAACAAGTGATCCATGTCTGGTGTTTTTTCTATTTCTACTTCGTCGATTGTGATCATTGGCTCAGCAAAGTTTTCAGCAACCTTGCACAGCACCTGCTGATAAAATGTATAGCTTTGATATTCTTTGCATATACGCTGCCAATCACCGCTTTCGTAAAATGCCACAGGATCAAAGTCCAAGTAGGTTGGAGTTAGTCCAGCGGCTTCACAGAAGCCAGTTGCTTGGTTTACATCTGCGCTGTTTAGATCGTCTTTGAATTTAACAATAACAGGTCTAAAAGGAGCACGGCTTTCCATCCAGGCCTGCAATGCTATTTCACTATCAAGCCCACCACTGAAGAATACTGCCATTGGTTCTTTGTGCTTGCGAGAAATTATCTTTGTAGTACGTATAAGCTCACCACGGAATGTCAATCTAGGACGCACGGTATGTCCAACTGTGCCCACTGTGGTTTGCCAGTCGTCTTGTCTGAACATATTGTCTGGGTCATCGTCATACCAATACTTGATATGATTGTTTTCGGTAAATTCAAATTTCTCATAAAGATTATTCTGAGATAGCATCTAACCCCTCCGTGATTGCTTTGAGTATTTCAGCGGATTGTCTGCCTGTTGGTTTAATAACACACCATTGATTAACATATCGAACTTTAATTGGGCGAGCGATAACGATGCAATCATCCCACCAGTTGCTCCAGATTTTGTCAAGCCCCGGTGCGCTGCCAGATACTTTGCGTTTGATGCCGTCGTATATCCATCGATTGTAATCGTTGAATGTAAGCATCATGCCTGCCATGTCATGCTGTGCTGACCACTCAAGATTGGATCCAAGCAATAGGTTGGATACTACATTCTTACCTCTATAGGGTTTGAGTACCCAGGTACGTATGCCACCAACAGAAAGCAATTCCTGATCGGTCTTTTCCACACAGCTTACACCCACCACTTCGTCTTGATCATTGATCAGCATGGCTATTTCGCCGCGGTCGCTGGTCCAGCGTTTCTTATTTTCAATGTTCCAAAGCAAGCCGGCTTCAGAATCAAGACCCATGTTCTTGCTTGCTGGAATTTTTGGATTGTCGACAATGATCTGTTGAACAAATCGAACCAGCAAATTATAAAGTGCCGGATCGATTGTATCACTTGATGCAGTAACTATTTTCATACAGCTATTTATGTTGGTACATAATGACTTAGTCATCCACACGCATCATTAGGTGCAGTCTTGATTCATCTCCGCCGTTGAATGCAGTATGTACTCGTTTGGTATCCACATACCAAATATGACTGTCGTCTGCTATATGAACTAGCCTTTGTTCATTCACAAAAAGAAAGTAAGATTTTGGATTGGTGTGTATGGCAACATGCAGTGTGCGATGGAAATCATGATGTACACTGTAACATTTACGAGGAGTCAGCCTCGCAATGCGAGTTCTACTAACTTTGTATGGCAGGCCCTTTATAAATGATTCCCACCAGGTGCCTTTCAACTTTGGGTGCATCTCATCAAATTTTGAAAGGTCTTCGCCACCGGGCATGGCGCCTGCTCCATTGTACCAATCATCAACACCGCCTGTTTGTATGCACACTTGATTGCGCTCATCAAATGGAACATCGGCCAGCAGGCTCCATGTTTCAGCACGAAGCCTTTCAAGGTCCACAGTTTGATCTAGTGGACGAAACAAAAATATAGCGTCATTTTTTAGGCTCAAATAAGACATTGGTTATCCTAAAATCTCTGTTGGTTTCATTCAATGTCCACGCTATTACTTCAGCAACACTGGCCGGAGACATTTTGGCAGCTTCGACATTTGCACCCATTGCAGTTCCTTCTACCCAGCCAGGACGCAACAGCATAATGTTGGGGTAAGGCGAGCTTGCCTGTAACTGTTTGACTCCTGCATCCAGTGCAATTTTGTGTATTTGATATAGATTAGAAAAGTTTCTGTACATTTCAGTGATATGGCTTCCCAGTACCACTATGGTTTTGTCTTTCCTGCCTCGCCATTTTGACCAAATTCGATATAGCATTTCCACGTTGGCGAATCCAGCATTTGCCACGATCATCACTGTGTCGTACTGATCTAGAGCATTTACCACACGCTCTCTGGCATTGGCCTGCTCCATGTCAAAATTTCCATCTGTGCGACTGAGTCCCGATACTTGATGTCCATCTGCTTTCATTTTTTCAAATATAGCTTTGCCTAATATGCCGCCATGCCCTAGTATCAATATTTTTCTCATTGTTTTTTTCCTATCAACATGAATCTTGTGTAGCCACTCCCGGCATCTGTTTTGTAAGCACCTGCATACAGTATGTCACTGAGTCTTGATTGTTGTTCAAACTCTTCTAAATTTTTACTGCATCTGATGTGTTCTTCACATGAAAAGAAATCATTTCCTTGTAATACAACCAGTGTTCCTGCAGGAACACGATCAAACCATGTATCGTATGTATCTTGATCAACATGTTCACAGCTGGTGTTGATAACCATGCTAGGAGCATGATCATACTGCCATTCGTCCATGCTGGAAGTAAATGCTTTGAATCTCCACTGATTCATCTCATGATACTTGTTCATGTGATCTGCTATGGGCTCACACGCTGGATCAATGTCAATGCTACGTATGAACTTGATGGGAAATGTAGCTGAATCAAACAGCATCACAGCGAGAGAGCCATACCATCCGCCAAAGATATGTATCACTTGTGGATCTGGGCCTTTAAGCAATAGATCATTGAGCTGATCAACCAGCCAGGACTTGCTTTCAATCTGACCGCGCCAGAAGCAATCTAGTATGCGCTGTGTTTTATCTGGAAATTGCCTAAGTGTATCAGCAATCCACAGTATGCTTTCATTGCTGAAATGTTTGTTCATATCGTTCTCGTAGCCATGCATAATCATTGATCATTTCAATCGGACTATTGCTTAGTCCGTATTCTTTTCCTGCATTGGCGCCTGCAAGTATTGCCTTGCTGTATTCGCCTGTAGCAGTTGTGGTCCAGGTGTTTAGTTTTTCTTCCGATATTGTGACACTGCCATGCGATAGCTTTGCACATTCTCTAAAGGCACCTCTCCATGCGGTCCAGTTACTGGTAGCAAATCTGTTTTCACATGCTACCCAATCAAGAGGCATGATACAAGAAGATACACCTGTGGTCACATCCACAGAACCTAGGTGAGCCAAAGTCAACTGTTTGGGCAATAGCTTGAGACCGCCGTTGCCGTACCTTAATCCGTTGTAGGGATTGACGCTACTCCAAACAAACACACAGTCAGCGACTGTTTTGTTACTGTAAGGATAAGGAAAATACACATCGTCAAACCACTCAGCGGTAAAATTCCAATCGTCATGAATCCAAGCATCACCATCTACCACAAAGAAAGAACTGGTCGAGCTTTGTGTTGCTGCCACTTGATGTGCTTGCAGTATACCTGTAATTCCATGTATTCTTCTTGCGGCAGGTGCAAATTTCAGTAGACGTTGCCAATTCTCATCGGCATTGGGTTCATCGTAGCTGATGAAGAATACATCATACATTAGAAACCGTCCACACCCTGGATCACTTGATCTTCCTTGATCATTGGACCAAGCCTATTGGGATTGATATAGCTTTCCTTGAAGAACCTTGATCCATTTTCGTCAAGTTCAGCAATGGACAGATTGGCCTTGGTGCGCAGTTCGGTACCCAGCTTGCGAATTTCGCTACGCAATAATTCGTTATTGTATGTCCATCCTGTTGCTTTACACATGTCTCTGCTGTCAGCATCAAACATGGGTTGTACTACTTCAGTCCAATGTTTGTCATGCCAATCAAAGTCTCGAACGTCAACGTAATTGAATGACCGGTCAAACAAGGTACGCATGGTACCAAGTCGGGCACCGTACATGGCCCACAGACCATTTTCAGCATCGGCCCCCACGCTTTGCCATACTAGTAGCCTGCGTAGATTCTTTGGATGCACACGCTGTCTTAGTTCACCTGAGCTCACCGGTATTCCGCCAGCCAGGCACATTTTTACACCTTCTCGAAAACCCGCACGGAAGGCCTGATATGCGCTGCCATTGTTGTAGGTCCAGCAGTACACATTGTTCATTTGATGATAGTGTATGTCCCAACAAAAGTCCACTTGTGCACTAGCGGCTTCGGCAGCTTCGTGTGTTTTCATGCTCATGACCACACTCTTTGGCCAAAGTTTAATTCCGCCATTGCCATAGATAAGACCATTGACTGCATTCTTACCAGCCCAACTGATCACATCAGTCGGACCAACCCTGCTCATGTCTAGTTCGATATTGAAAAAGTCATCCCAGACCACATTGTCTGCATCCACTGTGACAAAGCGATCGGTTTCACTCAGTGCGGCTGCGGCCTTGTGGCATGCATCACTGCCTTTGACACCATGACTGCGCTTGGCCCAGGGGGCCTTGGTCAATAGGTCTGCGTAGTTGGCATCAGCATTAGGTTCGTCATAGCTGATAAACACAATGTCAAATTCGTTAATAGGTGTTGGCATACTCAGAATCCTTCATGTATATTGTAATATACTGGTTATTTGACAAAAAGTCAAGATTATCAAAGTCTAATCCTTTTAGATGACCGGTATCAATCCTGAAAGACTTTTTATTTGCAATCATATTGATTGGAATATCAATGTTTCCAACCAATGCATCTGGGTGCTCGCGTTGGGTGATCCAAATTTTTATGTTTGATTGTATGTTGTAGTTGGCAGGATCACTTATGGTGCTGTCACATATTAGCACTTGATCTTGCATGCGAAAGTTGAGATGCGCATAGTCTTCGGATCTTGACGCAGGAATTACACGAGTGCGATTTACACGTACCACGCGATCAATTTGATTTTCTTGCCAGGTCCATGAGTAGGTGCAGAAATTTTTGTGGCTTATGACTTCTATTTCATCTAGATTATAGTCTGACAACCACTCGGCTTCTTCTTCCATGATTTTGTCATTTGTAATATCAAACTCAAATAAATGCTTGGCCAACAAGTAGCCTGTGTTTTTGTCTCTAACAAAAAAGTTAATCTGTTGTCGCTGGCTGTGTGCAATCTGATCTTCGTTGCCTCTGCGAAACATGTTGATAAAGGCATCGTGATTCACTATCAACTCGCATTTCTTTTGATTCTTATAAAAGCTGATTGCAAACTGGCTGGAGATGTCGTGTTCTGTTACAAAGTCAATGGTTTGAAGTTCGTGCTTTTCACCTAGCAGGTTACCCCATTCGGTAATGTGCATAAGGCGCTTGGTTTCTTGTTCTGGATCATATCCAACTAGGTATTCCTTGAGCGCAACCTCACCGCTTAGAAGTTCAATGCACACAGCAGATTCAGACACAATGAAATTGCCAGTGTCGCTGGACAAGTGCGGAGCAATTCCTGTTATCTTGCCGGTGACACTGTCGTACCACACACTGAACTGTTCAACTTGGCGCCGCGGTTGAAATAGAAAAGAAATATCTATGTCCTCGTTTACGGACTTATTTTTTCTAGCCATGCTTCTACCTTTTCTATGTAATTGCCCGACAGGTAAACTAGCCCTTGTTGCCTGAAATTTTCAATGCGCAGATGTGGTATGCCTTTTGATACCCACCATACATCTAACCAATCATGCCAGTCCTTGTGCACCCAGTTGTTGTCTCTTGCAAAATCTCTTTTGCCAAAATCACGATAGTCCAACGCACTGGCACGAACACATTCGTCGTCATTGGTTTGACAAACAAAACTAATCACGTTGTCTAGCGTTAGTTCTTTCATCGCGCCGTCGCTGATATTTTCACCAATGCTGGTCCAGGCTAAAGAATACTGCTCTAGTGCTCTGAAAAAAGATTTTGATTTTTGATCTTTGTTGAGAAATATACATTTGGTACTAACAATCGGCCAACCGTGCCTTGACATCAACTGCTGTGCAGTCCATGTTGTTGCTGGATCAATGATGTTTCCTCTAAAATCCAAAACTTGTTTAGAAACATAAACGCCAGATGTCATGTTTCGAATCAGCGCCACATGCATGGGACTGAAAGAGAAAAGATTTTCATCAAGGTACAGTAGATTGTTGCCTTGTATCAATGGTAATGTTTTGGCCAGAAAGCTAACATGATTGTCTTGTTCATCCGGCTTGGCTTCATATATGTGATCAAACAATTTTATGTTGACGCCAAGTTCTTTTGCTGATCCACCTAGTACCAGGTTAATAACACACTGATCATTTAACAAACGCAACAGTCGTGTGTTGGCTTCAACTGCTCGATACCGCTGTTTAATTTCTTCCCCACTGATAACAAAGGCAATGTTCAACATACCGACTCCATGGCCTTTTCCCAATGTCTTAATAATCCTCGCTTGTTCATGAAGTGAACATTTTCATCTTGTATTCTCACAGCAAGGTTTTTCCAATTCTCGTGACGGTCATTGCTCAAGAACAACCATCCGTTTTTATCAGCGGCTGAAAGATCATCCTTGCCATCCATGTAACGCATTGGCTGATTGGAAATACGTGTGGCCCATTCCTCGCCTGTTTGCCCAGCAAGTAAATGACAAGCAATACTTACAGCATAGTCTGTGCGGAATAACGCACCAGGAAACTTGTAGGTGAACTTGTAGAATTCATAGTTCTCTTTCACATGTTCCCACAGATCAAAGAATAATTGTGCGTGGTCATCTTGTTGCCAATATACTGCTGTGCTCCACCACATCTTGATACCAAGCGGATGTAAGTGCTGTTCATAATGATGCGGAGGAAGTCCTCGCAAATCCATTGCTTCGCCAAACATTGCAACGCTAGCGTCAGTTCCAAAAATATGGTCAAGGTTGTTGTTACCAATGATGTAGTCAACATCTATCAGCAGACTTCTCTTGAACGGGGTTTTGTGGAACACCGAATGCTTATTGGTATTGGAGAATTGTGCTTGAAATTGATTCCAAGGACTATCGTAGTGAGTACGAATATTCTTTTCGTGCGCAACATCTTCTACAATGATGTGATCAAATGCTCGCAAGACAAGATCACGCGGCAGACTCTGTTGCATCCAATCCAGCGTGCCTTTATCGGTCATCAGTGCCACCTGGTTATTCACCATGTGCTTCTTTGCACTCAATGCTGCCAATAAAGCCAAACGTATGTAGTCTATTTGCTCATTGTTGTAGGCAAACATGAGGATACCAGTATCCTCATGCGTCTGTGCTTGAGGATTCTGATTGGTCATTGATTGTCTCTGTTTTTTCTACTTCTTGTGGAATGTCTACTACTTTTTCAATAGTTCGAGCACGTTTGATTTTTTCGTTTTCAGCATGTAGCAAATTCATTGCTTTGGCATGGCTATCTGCTAGCTTCTTGTGTAGTGCTGGAATATCTTTGACAAGTATAGGTTGATCGTTGGAATCGTTGAGAACGTATTGCTCTGTTCCGTTTCTAATAAGATAATCCAACCAGAGTATCAGCTGTTCTGATGAACGGAACATGCCGCCGCTGTCGCTCACAAGCTGTATTGCTTCAGCTCGCAGGCGTATGTTTTTCTTATGTGTAGAGAGTGTTAGCCGGTAGTTGCTATACTCAATGGCTTCTTTGAGTCTTTGGTCCATGTGTCCTCACGATGATTTATATACGCAGTTATTTATCGCTACGTAATCACCGTGTGAGTATCATGTTCCTACAAATTCACCAATCAAGTTAAGGTCTGGCTCTGGGATAATCAGTGTAGTGCTTGGTCGCGAATTATCAACTGGCTTGCGTCTGCTGATAAAGCATTGGGTGGTTCCATTTACAACTTTTTCACCAACTGCATTGCTTGTGTTATCCAACACAGCACGAAATCGTACTATATTTTTCTGGGTTCCAACTAGCTTGCTGTATATGCGTATGTAAAGTGGGTCGCCGTAGCCACCGTATCCG